CCACCAGCATAGCCAGTTGTGGTTGCATTGGCAGTAGTAGTAAATGTATAAGCATGCATATCCACGTTACCAATTACATGAGTACCATAGATCTGAGCAGCTGGAATTCCATTAACTGGAGAAACATACAGATATGAAGAACCAGTAACAGCAACCGCAGCATTAGTACTTAATGTTAGAGAAGTGTTGCTGGCGATCGAAGCTACTGCTCCAATCAATACATCTTGAGAATTATAGATGTTTGCACCAACTGCAAGTTCAGTTGTGAACAATGTTCCAACGCCAGTAACAGTAGTGCTTGAAGTAGAAGCAGTAATAGTTCCAGTTCCTGGATCATTAGCATCAACCGCAGAGATATCTACAGTAGAACCAGATGGCATACCATGATCATAGTGCCACACACGAACTAAATTAGAGCCAGAAGTTGTTTCGAATGGATTATTATCTAATACATCATATGTTAAAACATCATTAACAAACTCAACATCACCAATAACTGAAGTATTAAATACAGCTCTATTAATTGTAAACTTAATATCAGCATTATCGTCTGGTGTCCAAGTAGAAGCATTTTGAGACTTGAACATTACACCAGCATATGGTTGTTCCGAAATAGTTCTTCCAGAACCTGGGATCTGATCTCCCATGTAAGAGATCCAAACATTATAACCATTAGAATCAGACTGAAGAACGAAACAGTATTCAGTATTATCCTGAACATAAACTGGACTCTCAAAAGTAAATCTTGTTGGAGTGTCGTAGCTATGTTGTTGTGTTCCGTCTGGCATTGTTACATAATTTTGAGAAAGACTTACATCTTCTGGACGTTTAGTAACAACGCTAAATGGTAGGATATTTTTACCAGGAGATCCATTAACCATTTCACGGATCTGAAGAGTAACTGGCATTGTGCTATCTTTAGTAGCAAAGTAAATATCAATAGAAGTTAGGAATGCTCCACCTTTTTTCTGAATCAAGAATGACTGAGCCAATGGGTCATACCAAACACCACCAGAACCTAATGATTTAGTAGAAGATTGCCAAATAGTTTGATTATCAGAAACTTGTTCTTGAACCAACTGAGCATTTCTAACAGCTTTAATAGTAGCTTGTGTATTACTTAAAGTTCCAGTTGCTTCGTAAGTAGCAATACCTCTAGATGTATAATTTCCATTGTAACTTGAAGAATCAACTAATTTAAATTCTCTAGTTCCAGTTCTAAAACGAACAGAATCAGTATTTGGAATGTTAAATAAGAATTCAACATCACCACCACCAGTTGTAACTAAAGTAGATGGAGTAGAAGTAGAAACAACAGTAGCCTGAGCGCCACTAATTGAACCAGAAATAGTATCTCCAGCAGTAAATGAACCCTTAATATTTACTAGACTTAAACAGTATGATCCATTTACATCTAGGTAACGATTAACAACAACAGCAGATGCAGTATTAGCACTATTGGTAATAACATCACCTGTATTTAAACACGCTTGAGAATCACCAGCTATTCTTCGTTTCTGTTCAGACGCTTGGCCACCTACGTTAGTTTTATAGTCAAATGTTCCAGAAACTGGAGTATAAACCATTTTAGTTGCTGCAGTGCAATATGCGCTAACATCAACACCATCGAAATAAGGATAGAAACGTGTTAGTGGTTTTAGTTTATGTGCTTGTACAAGAATATTTCTTGAACGAATATATGGGATAACTGCAGTTGAAACAGTAGTATCAGAAACAGTTTCATAATCAGTTTTTAAGGCGATGTTAGTTTTAACACCAGTTCTTGATTGGCCAATTTGTGTGGCGAATGTTTGTGATACTGAATAACTACCAGCGTATCGTCCCCAACCACCATTCAGACTAAAGTTTCCATTAGTTATACCACGACCTTGCGCAATTGAAGCTGCAGAGCCAGAATATTCTACTGGTCCAGCAATAGGAATACCAGTCCATTCAGTCTGCCAAGCATTCCAAACAGTACCAAGAACGCCAGCCTTTTCAGCTAAGTTTAAAATAGTATTATAATTACCCTCAGCTTGTTGAATAACATCTGGAAGACGATTAGTTTCAAACCAATCATCAGATGGTGGGTTTAATTGAACATCACCAAGGAAAGTAAAGATAGCAAATGGGTTAATGTTTTCTAAACGAGAAGCATAAACTTGTTGAACTAATGGAGTAGTTGTATATGGTAGAGTAATTACATCACCAGTCAACTGATAATTTGCAGCAGCACGAGCAGCATCATTAGAATACTTTTCTAATAAGTTTACGTTGCGCATTGTGTAGAATGGTCGAAGTTGGCTTTTTTCCATATCGATAGAGCACATATAATCAGCTGATGTGCTATCTGCTAATTTACTTCCGCCGAAATTATCAACAACGAATCCGTTTTTCATTCTGTCAAGACCACTAGAATCAGTAATCTTTAATGCTTGTGTTTCTTGTTCTAATAATGATAATGAAGTATAGTATTCAAGATTATTAATTCTTGATTCTAACTTACCAATATCACGCATTGTATAGCGTTTATTATCAATCTTTCTAGACAGAACATTATTTGCATCAGCAGTAAATGTATATGCGCTTAGATCAAGAGTATATAATACCATTCCCAAAGCTGGGTCTGCTGGATATCCTGGAGTTAATGAAGAAACTCCAGTAATATCAAATAAATTACCATTAATGTCTAAAGCAACTTTATCTTTTCTTGGTAAGTAGTAGCTATAATCAGCAGTAGCTGCTTGACCACGTTTTGGAACACCAGAAACAATACCACCAGTTGATACGAAATTTTTATAAGAACCAGAAGATTTATTTGCTACACGTGGGCGGTAATCGATCGCATCACGTAGTCCAGTTGGTATCTGTTTATAGTCAATAGTGCTATATGAATTTACATCAAAGTAGTCACCAGCGCCATGTTCAAAGTATTGATATACTACTTGGATTGGTCCAGAAGGTGGCGCATATGATGGCTTTAATGTTAATGATGCCCAATCATAATGGGTAAATCTTTGACCATTATCAATTGTAAAACGATCAGAAACATCAACAGTATAAGCACTAGATGCTGGAGTAGAACCCCATGCTGCTGATGGTGCCATCTTAATACTTACAATCTTAAATAAGTCTGCTCTATCTAAGTAAATTACACTTGCTTGAGCAGCAGTCTGAGTTGTAAAGGTCTCAGTATAAGTTGTCAATGTTTTAGTTTTCTCGAAACCAGCGCCATTTCTAATAACAGCTGCGATAACTGTAATGTAATGACCAGATTGACCTGCAGGAACAACAATAGTAGCAGTTGATCCAGAGACTGTAATTGATGTTGGTGTAATAATTGCTCCACCAGCTGTTGCATCATTATCAATTACTGTGTAGTTAGTTTGCTCAGAAGCTGGAGCAAATGTACCAGAAGTAGTAATTGTTACTGATGTTCCAGTAGCAAGCTGATTAAATCTTTGGTAGCAATAGTAAGTTGTATTATTAGTACCACCAGTACCAGCAGTTCTCATAGAACGAATAGCACTATACGGCAATTTAAATACTAAAGATTGTTTATCAGCTTCTAAAATTTGAGTTGTGCATCGAGCAATGGTTGCGCCAGTAACTGTTATAGAAGAGTCAACAGTAATAGTACCTTGAGCTGAAACTGCAGTAACTTTACGATAACTACCACCAGTTCCGCCAATAAGAACAAGATCACCGACTTTCAAATCAGTTAAGAAAGATGTACCAGTACCAGTAACTGTGGTGCTAGAAGCTGTAACAGAACCAATTAGTTGTGTAACAACAGGACTAATATCAGCACTAAAGTTTAGTTTAGTATTTGTTCTGTCAAAGAATATTGATTTTACGTTTGTGTTAAATGCGTATCCAGGAAGCATTTGAACATCAAATAAACCAAGTTTATAGATTGCAGAATTCCCAACTGGTAGACCAGTATGCCACTCCATAAATCTTACTCTAGCATAACCAACCAGAGTACCTTGGGCAGTGCCAGTACTTGAGCCAGTAATACTATTATAAAGTTTAACTTGATCTAAAGTTTCAACTGGAGGAGCATTATTTACGTTTGTCACTAAAACATAGTTACCAACAGTAGTATCAATAACTGATGCAGTAGCCTGAACATATGTTCTGGCTTTATCAACTGGGATATATGTTAATGCAGTCTTTTCAACTTCATATCCATGAACATATGCTTTACCAGCCTCAATACCAACAGCGATCTGAGATTCATTACCATTTTGATATATACCACGATTATAAACTGGGGCTGTATCATAATTCCAGTTTACACCTGTTGCTCCTGGACCATCATATGCAGATCCAGAAGTATGTGTTGGTGGGGTAGTAACAGAAGTTGCGCTATTTAAAGCAGTATATGTTACTCCATTATATGTAACAACATCACCAATTAAATATGCAGCATTTGTAGTCCAAGTCCCACGATTATTGTTTCTATGCTCGCGAATATCAATATCAAAACCACGGACAGTATAGTCGCCTGCTTCATCATAAGTGCGACGAGCAAGTTCATCTGCTAACAATGAATATTCTGTTTTCTCTACAACAGTCTTAATATATCCACCATTAACACGAATTAATTCTACGAAATTAGTATCTGTAGATGCATCAAGAGCAACTTTAGTTAAAACAAGATCAATAAAATAGCGATGTGCTCCAGGAGCAGCATAGTTGAATGAGTTCTGAGCATTATCTAATAATGTTTCATCTTCTTCTGGTGTAATAATTTGTTCATTTACATACAAACCAATACGATAAGAAGGAGTAGTTGTATATTTGTCAAGAATAATTGTTTGAGTATCTACTAAACAGAAATTACCATTAACATAGTAAACACCTTGATTAATTGTAGCAAGAGATCCTTTACCAACACAGTCACTAGTAGAACCAACTTGAACAGAGTAAACACCATCAGCAGTTTTTAAAACCTCATTTACTCCAAATAATTTTGTAGTTGTATCTGTACCAGCAGTAAGATATGTTAGATATAATGTTGTAGGATCATTGCCTTGCGCAGAAACTGGTAGTTGAACAGTTGCAGTTACACCTGTTGTTTGACCAATTAGTTTCTTTCCTTTTAGCGCAGACAAGAAAGTTTCAACAGCAACACCATTATATAATGATTGAAGTTTTACATAATCTGCACCAGCTCCAGGCTGGCTTGCAGTTTGAACAGATGCTTGTCCAGGAATAACCATTGCGCCTTGTTTGAAGATTGCGTCTCCATGGCGTTTGATCTGATTCTGCAGAATACTCTGCATTTGAGTAAGTTCTCGAGCCTGAACCGCAAAGGATGGGCGATATAAAATACGATAAAACTTTTTGCCTTCGTCGTAGTCGTCGTTATACGGTTCGGTATTGAAATCTAGCATTCTTTTACTCTTTAAGTTATTTGTTTATTTATCTTAGAAATGGATAATAGTTCTTAAAGTTACGTTCTGATCAGCAGTTGGAGTAAACGCAATTTTATTGTCGATAAACAATAGGTTACCAGAATATTTATCTGCTGTTGGAGGAGTGACACCAGCCGCAGAGAAAACATAACCAGATGGATTAATAAGTACGTTTCCAACTGAAGGTACTGCGTTATCTATAGACTGTACAAGCATACCTGTTGATGTAACAGAAACTATTCTGAACATAGGTCCATTTGCAGTTCCCAAGTTGAGTTGCATATCAGGTAAGAAATTCGTAGTGTCTACGTTTCCTGTCAATACATAACAAGCAGAAGCCAATGTGCTTGCTAAGTTACCATATGCTCCAAATTGTCTTGGATTTTTAAGGATACCAAGTTGACGGAAGTCGTTATTTACGTTGAATCCTTGGTTAGTATCTTTAGATACGTTACTATAGAACATTAATGTTTTAGCAAACATACCAGTAATTGGATCTTTACCATGGCCACCATATGGCGCCATAACACCACGTGCTACTGCACCAGTACCGCTACCTTGTTCAAAAGAAACTTTGCACCAACGATATCCAAGACCATAGTTAGTAACTTCAATTTTATGCACTTGTCCATTTAAAACATGGGCAATTGCTGCAGCGCCAGTTCCATCTCCAGTAATTGTAACTGGAAAATCTTGGCCATATCCATATCCACCAGAGATAATTGGATAAGCCATAATACGTCCATCTGGCGTTAACAGTTCAGTATTAGCCTGTAAGGTATTAATATCGCCTACTGATAAGTCTGCGCTAAGTTGACATGAATTACCATCACCAGAAACAGAAAGGTTTACGTAAGTATACCCGACACCACCATCATCAATCTGTACTGATGTAATTTGTCCACCAACAATTAGTGGAATTAATTTTGCTTCTGACTTAACTCCAACAAAATATCCTCTTGCTCCAGATCCACCAGAAACAGGACTAATTGCTATACCTGGAAGAGCAGAATATCCTGAACCATATTTTAAGTTTACTGTAGCAGTTGCGGTAACGCCAGCATATTTTAATGTAGCAGTTCCATTTGATGCTGTTTGTAAAGTTGGTGTTCCAAGAACTAATCCAGAACCACCACCACCAGTAAATGTTATTAGTGGTGTATTAATATATCCAGAACCACCTGAAGATATTGAAATTGAAGTAATAACACCACCTGAAATATTTGCGCTAATAACTGGAGCAGTACCAGTTGAAACATCAGGTGCGCTAATAGTAAATGTTGGTGAAGAGGTATAACCAGCGCCACCAGAAACAACTGGAATAGTAGCAACTGAACCAGTAATTGTTGGGGCTACTGTACCTGTTGTTCCTGCTGCAGTAACAGTATACAATCTATTTGAGTAGTAAATTTGTTGACCCAATGTTACTGCAGTGGATGCTGTCCAAGCAGTTCCAAGAGTGATTGTTGGTGTAGAAGTAAATCCACTTCCTGGGCTTATTACTGATACTCTTCCAACAGAAGTTCCATTCATAACTGATTGACCAACGAATCCAGTTCCACCACCACCTGATAGACCTACAGTTGGGGCAGAAGTATAACCCAACCCACCATTGGTCATTGTTACATCATATATCATACCATTCAAAGCAAACCCTGTAACTACTCCACCAGAAGTTACTACAGTTCCAGTTGCTCTAGTTCCAATGTATTTTAAACCTGCAGTACCATTTGCAACAATACCAGATAAATGAGATGGACCTGGAGAAGCGAGTGTACCAGAAACAGTACATTCATAAATGTTATTGTTATACTCAACTCTTTGTCCAAGAAGAATACCAACACCAGATACCCATGGGTTTGCGCCTGGAAATGGAGAATCAATTACCATTGTAGCGCCAGAACTATATCCAGAACCTGGATATGAAATGTTTATGTTTTGTAGAAGCAATGGATCTTGTTTTCTATATCCATCGCCTGTACAAGAAATAGTAGCAAATGTATAATTTTGACCAGCGTTATCAATCTTAATATTTAAAATTTCACCACCAGAATAAAACTGTGAACGAATTGAGTTCACAACTGGCATATAAAGATCAGTCAAGAATTTATTACGAAGCGCAATAGGAATGCTATACAAGTACTTCCACATATAACCATCTGGCATAATAACTGGATCTACAACAGTGCCGATTGGCTTGTACATAGATACCGCATTATTATTATTGTCAAGACATTTGTATACGTTAAAATCATCAGTCAAGACATAGCAATTTGTATCTTCTAGACGCTGTGCTCCAGAATATGCAATATTTACAACAGCGTTAGCAATACAGCCAGTACCACCACCGCCAGAGATTGATACAGTAGGTTGTGAAGTATATCCAAAACCTCGCGCAGTTAATACAATAGAAGTAACTACACCATCAGTCAAGTTTGCTGTTGCTGCAGCACCAGATCCGCCACCACCACTTATAACTACTGTTGGTGTTGATGAGTAACCATAACCACCATTAACTAAATTGATACCCTGAACTTCAGTAGAATATTGGTCATCATACATATCCCAAACTTGTCCAGAAACCCAATCTGCACGTGGGATAACGAACGCAACATCAGTTGAGTTTACCTCTTTTAGTGTAATGATTTCGTTGCGTGTTGCAAGTTCATAAGCAAAACTATCCACTGGATACGGAGGATTATTTTCGTCAGTCCAGCGAAGAGTTTTACCTAAGAAATAATAATAACGTGCACTACGGTTTTGAATTTCATTATATACTGCGTTAGCAATAGAATTGTCTAACGGAGATTTTAGTAATGATGACATTTAAGAATCCGATTAGCTGATTGTAACAACCCAAGTAATAGCGATAGAGTCACCAGCTGCTTTGTTAACAACTGGGAAAGTAGTACGACAGAGCATAGTACCAGCTGAAGATGCGTTCAAAACAGCAGCTTCAGTAATTGCACCAGTACCAGTACCTGCTGGGAATGTAGCAGTGTAAGTGATTGCGTTGGCAGAGTTAGTTCCAGACGCTAAAGCAACACGACCAGCTTCAGAAATCAAAGCAGTATCAGCTGCAGCTGGGGTTTGAGTTGAAATACCAATCGCCATATGAGACATAATAGCAGAAGCTGTTCCAACTACACGTGATGCGATAAAAGTTTTACCAACAGAAACAACTAAGTTTTTTGCATGACGAACTTCTTTTACGTTTCCGTTTTCGTCACGAATTTCAATAGTTAGTTCTCCATTGGCTTTTACAATATTTTCTAATTCCATTTAAAATCTCCTTGATTAACCAGTAAAGTTTATTGGTGTTCCTACATATGGACCATTATCATTTAAAAACCATCCAGCTTCAGCATACGGATTAACTAACATTGTTCCTCCAGAATCTGTAGTTCCAGAATACGATTCACTAATGGTATCTTTTACAAATGTAAACGCAGGTGTCGTTCTATTTAGGTCAGCTGCTGAAGCTGCATCAGTATCAGAAGTTACTGGAGCATCTGATAATGCTTTTGTTATATTAAATACGCTAATACCAAGTCTAGTTGATGAATCAGCGTAACCATAAGAGTTCTCAATAGGAGAACTGCTGTTATTATCTAAAACCCCATCATAATTTAAAGTAGTAGAATTTAGGAGTTTACCAGTAGATAAAGTAGTACCACTATCTGTTGCAGGTTGTAAATCACTGTCTAAAGTAGTACCATTATTTAGATAGTGATTATAAAGCGCAGAGTTTAAAGTCTTAACAATTGCGTTTACTGTATTATCGCCTGATGTTGCGACAGATTGAGATTCTACCGTTCCATTCCAGTTAGTATTAGTTCCATCAATGCGTTTACCAAACGCATTAGTTGTAGTATCACCAGAAGTATATACTGTTTGATTATCTACAGTTAAATCATTATTTAGCACTCCATCAATGATACTCTTATACAAATCATTAAAGCGATTTGTATCAGAAGAAACTGCATTGTCTTTTACAGTAACAGAAAGAATCTTAATTAGAGATTCTAAAGCAGTATTGATAGTAAACTCGTTTCGAAGATCATACTCACCAAAAATAGCCATACCAGCTGGGTGAATTAAATTCTTAACGATAGTTTTGTAAGTATTTAACGATTGGTCAATCTTAATTACGTATGAATATGCTTGATAATAACGACTATCTTGAATGTAAATAGCATCAT